GTTTATGGCTGACCAGTTATCTGTAGGTAAAGAAGCGTTCATTAATATGCTTAGAAAGGCTTTAGAAGAACCTGAAGAAGTAGAAGAGGCTGAAGCAGAAGCATGAAACAACAATACAAAGCTATCTACAAAGTACCGATAGGTGAGTATGAATCTGATTCATTAGTTGGATTAGTAGTTGAAGTGCTGAAGCACAGATTATTTCATCTATGGTATCATAAAAGGTGGATTGATTAATGATTGTAAGAAGGTGTAGTCAGGGTCATCGAGTTAGGATTCATAGAAATACCTCTCCGGGTGCAACACGCACAAAAACTTATGCAGATGGGTCTACAGAGACTCTGACTTACCCTTCGTCCTATGATTACTTTGTTGATGTAGATGGCTCAGTAGCTAAGAAGACTAACAGTTTTAAGACTGCTGAAGAATACTATGTTGCTGAGTGTGCTAAGAAGCATGGTGATGGACATGGTAGGCTGATAGTAGGAGGACATCATATAATCAATGGTGTCGCTACGTTACAAGCAGATTATCCTACTGATGCAAATACTAAAGCAGAGGTAAAAGATTTCTATGATAAGCGTGGAGTTGCTTATGGTGGGAGTGAAACTAAAACAGAACTTCTTTCGAGGATCGTTCCTATGTATAAAGGTACAGAAGAAGTATCTAAACATTTAAAGGTTTGATATGGGTATACAAACATATAGAGCAAATGAAGCGTTGTGCTTGTTAATTGGTCAAAATGGGTTTGATGTTGTTGGAGAACATGCTTCAGATTCTCAAACTCCGGGAGATAGTGCAACTAGATGGATTGCTTTGCAGTGTGTAGGTGCTATTGTGCCTAGCAGTACAGCATTTGCATCTCAGTTCTGCAAGATCAAAATTAATTCAAATATTGGTGACAGTGCTACCAGTGCTTTTATCTTTATGCAGCCCGGAGATGTGATCTATGGAGACATTGCCAGTGTTGTTAATCATACTGATTCTAATGCAACGCTGTTAGCGTATAGAGGTTAATGTATGAATAATCCTATAGCAAAATTAGTGTCATGGCAACTTAGTTCAGGTCAGCTCGATCATTGGACTTCATATCATTTAGCAGCTGGTGCTTTCTTCTGCAAAATATTTCAATGGTTATCTTGGTCAGACTTCTGGTGTGTAGCAGGAGTGTTCATTATTGGCGTTTTATGGGAGGTATTTGAATGGTTTGTTGAAGGAGACGAGGAAACCTATGGATCGAAGAAAAAATGGGCATATAACACTGCATCTGACTTGATCGTAGAAACAGCAATAGCATGGTGGATGGTATTATGAATTGGATTATTTCTACAAGTTATGACATTAAAATAGAATATATTTATGTCGAAGAAAGAGATTAAAGTATGGGCAGGGTATATGGCCTTTCTATTTTTTATTCTACTTTTTGTTATGTTTGTCTCAGGTTGTGATTCAGGCTGGTCAGTTTCAGGGTGGGAGATTTAGATAAATGGGATGTAGCTATTATAGCTGTTTGCTCTGCTATAGTATTGCAGATGTTAAAAACTATATATCCCCCTTTATTCTGGTTAATATTTTCAGTATTACTTTGGATAGTTATTTATAGGAAGGTGAAGTGAGTGGAAAACCGGAAACTGCTAGAAGTTATAGGGGGACTGTTGTTGATGATAATGCTATCGTTAGCATTAACCTCAAATGGTTGGGGCAGTTATTTGTTTTGGTCGGGATGCTTGTGTATGGCTATTGGCGTGTGGAGAGTAGACTTGGAGAGCTTGAAGATAAGATGCTTGCTGCTAATGAGCAAATTGGGGACTTACTTGGTAAACATATCGTGGAGGAAAGGATTGAACGAGAAGAGTTGGCAGAGAAAGTATCCTTCTATGAAAAGGAATTTAACATAAACCCACTTAGTTGGGGTAAGCGGAAGAAGAAGTAATGGAAGAGTTTTTAGCACTCTACGCAGAATATGGAATGATTGGTGTGGTAGGCTGTATGTTTGTCTTTATGGTCTACCAAAATGCTAAACGTAGTGAAATGCAAGCGGAGTCAATACAGGAATTACAGGTTGAGAATAAGGGTCAATCTGAAACATTGGAGAATATGGAAGGTATGATCATCAAATTAATTGAAAGGTGGAATCGCTCTGATGAAACTAGAGACAGAAGGCATGAAGATTCTGTAAAAGAGATTAATGATATGTCAGATGTGTTAATGGAAATTAAAGGTAGTATTAGTAGGATAAATGGTAAATGAAATGGATAGTTTAAAAGTGACAAGTATAAGTACTAGTTTGGGTTTGGTTTACTGGACTGATATTATTTCAGGTGTCTTAATGTGTATAATGTTTCTAGCACAGATTTATTATTTGTATTTAAAAACCAAAAAGATAAAGGAGTCTTAAATGGACTTAAAGAAAATGCTGATGGATATGGCACAGGCACAAGCTGATAAGATGCAGGAAGAAGCAATGGGCTTTTTAGCATCTGATGAGTTTGCTAATGATATTGCTACTAAGATCAATGAAAAAATAGATATACCTTTTGTATCTGAAGAGAAAGAACAGGTCTTTTTTGAAAGAGTTGTTGATATCGTTACAGATTTAATGGAAGGTGTATTCAAAGGAAAATAATATGAAAACAATACTAACAGGAATATTATCTGGATTAATTTTCTTTGGTGCTGTTCCAGCTGCCAATGCTTCAGATATGAATATGGCTGGTATGGAAGAGGTAAAGAAAAAGAAGAAGAAGAAAGGTAAGAAACTTTCTGAAAAAGGTAAGAAAAAGAAGAAAGGCTTTTTCTCAAAGGTATTCGGTTCTAAGTAATGCCAAGGTTTGGTAAAAGAAGTCGGGAAAGACTGAAAGGTGTAAATACCAAACTCGTTAATGTTCTTAATGAGCTTATTAAGATCATGGATGTAACTATCATTGAAGGTGTTCGTAGTGAAGAACGTCAGGCAGAACTCCTTGAAAAAGGAGCAACGAAGGTTAAATATTCAAGGCATATGTCTGGGAAAGCTGTTGATCTTGCTCCATATCCTATAGATTGGGATGATAGGGAAAGGTTCCATTATATGGGTGGTATGCTACGAGGAATAGGACATCAATTAGGCCTAAAGATTCGCTGGGGCGGCGATTGGGACTCTGATGGTGAAATTAAAGATAATTCCTTTGATGATCTAGTTCATGTTGAATTAAGGGATTAGTATGCCAAAGCAATTCTTTAAGATCAGTGATTTTTCCGGAGGTATAAACAATTCTGTTGGCCCAAAAGAGATATCAGATAGTGAATGTGTTGATATGATAGGTATGATCGCAGATTCTAGGGGCATATTAAAAACTGCTGGTGATGAAGTAGCCCATAGTGCTATGGTTTACACTAATAAAGATATTGATCAAATTGATGACAGCAGTGGTATAGCAGCAGCGAGCGGTTCTGATGCTCAATTTGATTGTAATATTACACGTGCTGCCGGATTTGGATTATTCTATTTTGAAACAGATCATGGAACTGTTGCAAAAAGTACAGGAGCAGTTAGTATATCAGCACATCAGGCCACCATATTAGGAACATATGGTGATCAAACACAAGAACCGAGTTCAGGAGAATAATGTGAGTATTGTTACATCTGGCGGAGGTGATGCCCCTACTCTTGTTGATAATACGGCTGATGTGCCGCAAGGACATTATTTGAAAACAACAGCAGCTGCTACTACTTTTGATATATTTACAGAAGGTGATGTAGTTAATGTTGAGGCAGCCAGCACTCATTCAAATGATGGTATATGGACTGTGACTGAAATAGTAAAAGATACAGATAATACTAGATGTTATCTTGAACTTGCTGGCAGGACTATGGTGGATGTAGGTGCTGAAAATCATACTGTTACAACTCTTCCTCCTGATGGTGATAGAAAAGTTGCTCTTTTTGTTCCTACAACAGATGGAACTGTTGGAGTTGGAACTGTTGCTGTATGGTCTTATAATCAAAGGGCAAGTTCTGTATCTGGATGGAAACAAGATGAAATTACATTATGCAGAGATCAAAAAGGCGGACAAGCTATATATACTTATGTTGATGAAACATTGAGAGTAGCAGATAGATCGTTTACAAATAACAGTGTTCCTAAGTGGTATGGTTATATCCAGAGGATTCAATTCAAAACTGCAGCAATTACTACTCAACCTGATTATGCTGGTGCAAATCTTCTTGGGTGGTACGAGTCACCAACATATCTTTATCCTCCAACTTATATGGAAGTTACTGATACTCAAAATGTTAGTTATGCTGGTTTAACTCAACAGGTTCAAACTGGAGGTGCTTGCAGAATTTATAATAGCGCAGCTATTACCACAGATACTACTGAATTTACTGTAATGGGATCTGAGGGTACAGCTGCTAGTAATGTTGCTATGCAGGGGTATTTTTTCCCGGGTAAGGTTTATTCTTTTGGAACAGCCACAGGTGCTGATAATTATGTTGAATTTATGCTTGTAAGAGATGTTCCGACATTAGAGCTTACTACATCAAGATTAAAGGTGTACAGGGCATATGGCGGTGTTCCAGTTGCTACTGTTGCTGATGGTACTGGAGCTCCATATGGTGAAGCATATGATGATATATATGAAAGAGGCAGAGGCTGGGGAGTATCATTACATGATACAACAGATGATAGTGGAATATGGCAGGCTGGTACTTATGAGATATGGGGTACTTTTATTTATGACAGTATTCAGGAAAGTAAACCTAAGAAAGGTGATGCAACTTTTACTATTGCCGCTGATGGAAGTAAGTTAAGAGTTATTATATCTGCTGATAAAGTATATGCTCCTAGAATTACTGGAGGCAGGGTATATATAAGGCTATCTGAAAGTAACGATCCTCTAACTATGCTTGCAGATATTGATATAGTTCATGGAATGAGGGTATCATTTGACCAGAATTACAAACCTTGGGCTTATGATTCTTCGAATAAGGCTTATGCGGTTGAACAGAATAAAACAACAAATGGCGGTGGTGCATTAGGAGATGATGAACCTATACATTCATTTGGCCCAAATTTAGATACATACGGCTCGATCAATGGTTATGACTATCAGAGTGACAGAACATCTATAGGAAAAAATAATGAGGGTTGGAAGGCTGCTGAGATATGCAATAGGAGGATGTTTCTTGCTAATGTAAGATTGGTTGATAAATCAGATACCATGAATAAATATGGTGAACGTATCATGTATTCTGAGTTGGGAAGATATGATACATTTCCTAATATCAATTATATTGATGTTGCTCTTGGTGATTTTGGTGAGTATGTTACTCTAAAATCTTTTGCGGATCGTCTTTTTGGATTTAAAGATAGTCTTGTGCATGTTATTAATGTGTCATCAGGATCACCTGATGGATGGTATCTTGAAGATACACTACATACTGTTGGCGTGAGGTTTCCACACAGTGTATGTAAGACGCCATATGGTATTGCTTGGGTTAATCCTCAGGGATGCTGGCTGCACAATGGACAAAATATTATAAATTTAACAGAGAATAAGATTGCTAAGACTGAAGATATGAATGGTCTGCTTACTGATTGGAGTACATATGCTAAGGGAAATACTAAATATACTGATCCAATGATCGGTTATGCTCCAAATCCTAAGCATCTTATTATTATGAGATCTCCGGGTGATCAGACAACGACTACCAGTGATACATTTATATATGATTTTGATACTAAGAACTGGACATTTACACGGGCTATTTTTGAAGAATCTGAAACATATACAAATTTTGTAAATGATTGGGATGGAAATTTAGCATTTGGTAAAGATAATGATTCAAATGGTGCGATATTTAAAGCCTATGATCCAACTATGGTAGCTCAAACTGATCAGCAGTGGACATCAAAGGTATTTGATTTTGGTAACCCGGCAACAACAAAAAAGGTATATGCTGTTTATGTTACATATAGACTTACTGCTAATCAGGAAGCTGCATTGAAATATTCTGTAGGTTCAGCATCTACATATCCGCTTACAACTTTTACAGCATTTACAAATTGTTCAGTAAATGGTACTGTTGGTGATGGAAGTACAAATTATGATGTTTGGGTTGCATCAGCAAATTCTGGAGATAGTTGGGAAGTTGCTAAATTTTACAATGATGATCCTATCAGCTGTGACTCTATAGCATTAAGATTTGATTCAAATGCATCCTGTAAAATTGCAATTAGCGATATTACT